ATCATCACAAGCCAATGGCTACTCGCACCAAAAAGCGGGAAGTATCAACAGATACTGTCACGCACACTTCTGACATCGACGACATCAAAACGTTTGGTGAAGCTGCCCGATATACGTGGCGGCACAAATGGAATGGCAAGGCGTCAGAAAAGACATCCAAGATCAACATGGATCACTGGATGGCTGTTGCTGGTCACTCCACTCCCTTAATCAGGGCCAAAAAGGGCGCGTGGTGGACTCAAAAGATCGCCGAACTAAAAGAAGATCACCCATATTGGAGTGATTCCACGTTGAACCGGGTAATCAGTGCCGGTACAACGATGATCAACTTCTGCCGGGATCAAGGCTTGTGCGATGTGAAAACACCCTGGTTTGAAAGGGGTGAGGAGGGAGAGCACCGATACACATTCTTCGGGAAGGAAGATGTGGAACATCTCGCGTTCGTGGCGGTTGACGTATTCGATCGACCGGACCTAGCCGATGCCCTCGTCTTCTCAGCTTACACAGGGGTCCGCCAAGGGGAACTCCTAAAGCTGAAGGTTTCCGATATTGATTGGATGATGCGTTGCATCTGGGTCGGCGGTAAATCCCACCTCAAAACCAAGGGTAAGGACTGCCGAGCTATCCCTATGCATGACCGGATCGAGGATCTCCTACGCAACCGCTGCGAAGGCGCACACCCCCAAGCAACTCTGTTCGGCAGGGATTGGTCGAATAAAGACCAGCTTTACGGGGCCTTCAAAAAAGTCCGCAAGCAATCAGGCTTTACCGAGGATTACGTGTGGCACAGCCTGCGGCACAGCTTCGCTACGTGGCTCGGTGAGGTGACACACCCGAGACAGATCATGGAGCTGATGGGGCACAAACAGATCGAGACGACCCTGCGGTATTGCAAGCCATCCGATGACGCTATGCGTCAAGCGATGAACAAGCTTTGACAATGCACCAGGGGAGACTTGAACTCCCACACCCGAAGGCACATGTACCTGAAACATGCGCGTCTACCAATTCCGCCACTGGTGCGTGACGGGATGAACGATACAACACGGGCGCTGGGGTTGACACCTGACATTGCCCCGTTAGAACGGGCTATCCGTCGAACTACGCGGATCTACCACCCCAGCCAAGGGGGCCTGCAAGCCCTGCCCGGTCATATTGATGACCGCTTTCACCATCATGAAACCCTGTGTAGACCAGGGGACCTGTTCGTCTCATTACATTCAGGTTCTAGCTAGCTTCACCTGTCATCAATGCACGCGACCGGGTCCAAGGCCCGGTTTTTCAATAGGGGGCATCGTTCTCACTTCTGTGCATGAGTAATGACAGAATCTAATGGGTATTTGACTCAAAAAGAAATAGACGAATTGTCTGCTGAAGACTATTCCTTTTATCTCGCACATGGTCGGTTGCCGTTTATCGCCGACGAAGAAATAGAAGAGATGTTTTACAGGGAAAAAGACAAGTTTTACGACGTTTAGTTCATCTACTCGCGCAACCACCCCTCCAAATAAATGACCGAAACACAAGTTGATCCGTACTCACGTCAGCTTCACCTTGAAACAGTCGAACAAAAAGAGGAGGCCCTCGCCCGTCTCAATTCGAGAACGACGAGAGCCGAACAACGCAGTTATGCCTCGTCAGCGGTGTGGGGTAAGCACGCCCTCAATGGGCATTTATCCGCGTGCTCCAACGTCGTCGCTGAGCGGCTAGCCCAGATCGGCAACGGTCGGGCAGGTAAGCACTACGCGGCTGTCAGGTCATGTGTTGGGGAGTGTGAACCAGAGGTTCTTGCCCTACTGGCAATGAAGACCTGCCTAGATGTGTTGGGTAAAGAGTCGCGACCGACCTACATCACGCTTTGCACCCGTGTTGGTCATTCGGTCCAGTCCGAGCTACGGCTCCGCTTCTACCAAGAGCAGGACCCAAAGCTGTTCCACAACATCGAGGGCAGGTTTCACGCCTCTACAGGCAGCCGTCAAAAGCTGACGGTCTTTCGTAAGGGGTTCAATGACAAGGGCATCCCGTGGGATACGTGGTCAACCACCACACTCCACGAGGTGGGTGCCTGGCTCATCGAGTGCATTCAGAGGGCACGGGGTTGGTTCTCCACCCAAACAGCCCAGGAAAGCAAGCGGAGACGGGCCACAATCGTCCGATTCTCTGATGAGTTCCTTGACCTCAAGGATCAAATCATGGAGCGGGCTAGGGAGCTTGCTAGCTGCCTCTGGCCAATGGTTCATCCACCAGTTGATTGGACAAATGAGTCCATTGGTGGATACATCACAGGTGCTGAGCGTGGCTACAGGCTTGTGCGCGGGGGTTGCACATTACCGCAGGGGGAACTGCCCCTGGAGATGGTCAATCGTCTTCAGAAGACTGCCTACAAGCTCGACAGGCGTGTGTACGAGGTGCAGGAGCATTGCTTCCGCAACATGATCTCAATCGGAAAATTCAAAAGACAAGAACGGAAAGAGATTCCAAACCCTCTGACCGAGTCATCGTCCGAAGAAGAGATCAAAGCATACAAACGTCAACGTCGAGAGCTTGAAGACAGAAACGCTCAGCTCGAACGAGAGAACGTCAGGACAACTGAGGTGATGTATATCGCCAAACGTTTCATTGACGAGCCTCGTATATTCCTTTGCTGTAATTACGATTACCGGGGAAGAATTTATTTCATTCAACCAACACTTACACCGCAAGGATGTGACCCTGAAAAGGCTCTATACCTCTTTGCTGATGAAGGACCCATTAACAGATTTTGGATAGCCTTCCACGTTGCCACCTGCTACGGGTTAGATAAAGCAACGCTGAGTGAACGGATTGAATGGACTGAATCTCACCCCAACCTCATCACTGAGATCGCCACTGACCCCATTGGCAACATGAACCTTTGGGCAAACGCTGATGAGCCCTGGTGCTTTCTTCAGGCTTGCTTTGAATGGTTTGAATGTTGTCTTGCTTGCACCAAATCCACTTCAGGTTTGATGATCGGGGTAGATGCCACCGCCTCAGGGCTACAGCATCTCAGCTCGGCCACATTGGATCGGACAGCGGCAAGCCTTGTAAATGTTTGCAAGACAGATAAACCTGTCGATGCTTACGCAATCATTGCTGAAAAGGCAAAGGCACATGTACGTCCTGAGGTTCGCGATTGGCTTAATCGCAAAATAGCCAAAAGGACAACTATGTGCTTGCCATATGGGATTACTAGGCACACTGCCCGTGGTCACATTCGGGATGCGTTGTTAGAACAAGGCAGAGATTTGAGTGAGCAAGGTTTACTTACCGAGATCACTACTGCCATCTACGAGCACGCAATTCCTGAAGTCTTTGCTGGTCCCATCAAAGTGATGCACTGGATCAAACAGGTAGTTCGTCAAAAGATGAACAAGCCTGGCGTAGACCATCTCCAGTGGACAACTCCTGCAGGTTTCGTAGTCCGTCAAGACTTGCGGAAACCAATCACCCGCCGAGTCAACACCCACCTCATGGGCGTGGGTCGCATCACCGCCAGTGTCTACCTAGGCCCTGGAGAGGTTGATGTGAATCACCACTGCTCAGCTTCGTCGCCAAATTTGGTACACAGCTGGGACTCAGCCCTCCTCATGTTCACGTTCTGCTACTGGGACAAACCTTGGACTTCTATTCACGATTGTGTAATGGCCAGGTCATGTGACATGGATGCCCTTTCTGCAGAATTGCGTCTCCAACACGCTGAAATGTATAAAGGCGAGCCCCTTAAAGATTGGGCAGAACAGATCGGGGTCGAAGTACCCGACGATCTGATGGTCGGAGATCTGGATGTTGATGAGGTGAACGACTCACCTTATTTCTTCTGTTAATTGAAATCTCGGACATCACTCTCCAAGGTTCAGTGGCAACCCGGCCCGCCCAAAAAAACTAGACAGGGGCAGGGTCGGCACTCACTAAAAAACCACGGACGCAAAAAGACACGCGGTCAAGGCCGCTAATTTTTCATGGCTAATCGCTACACCTTTAACACCACCCTTGAAGGCTTCATCAACGTCGGTGAGCCCTCTGGCAAGTACAACAACATGTGCTTTGCTTTCAAAATTCCCTCAGATGTTCTCGAACAAGTTGAGGCAGATTACGAAGGTTTGATGGACTGGGCTAAAAGCAAAGTCCCTAACCCCAATCGAGTATCCATCAATGCCCGCAAATGGGATGAAGATGGTCTTGTCAAGTACAGCTTTGGTGGTGACACCAGCCGTCCTGATCTGGTTTTTGTAGACACTGACGGGCAAATCCTTGATACCGCAACGCGCAAGTCGATTCGCAAAGGCACCAAAGTACGCCTCATCTGCGACCAAAAGCCGTACACCAAACCTTCTGTTGGAACGACTATTAAGGTTCTGGGCGTTCAAGTTATTGAACTTGTCGCCGGAGCCGTAAGCGACTCAGGTGAGATGTCTGCTGAAGACATTGTCGAAATGTTTGCGAAAGAACCTGTTGCAGGGTTTGTAGCTGCATCACCATCACCAAAAGCCGCACCAGGCGCAAACGCTGAAGCTTACGAGGATTTCTAATGGCTAACCACGAATTCACTGTCTCTCGGGACGAGATCACTGGAGTCTGGAAAGGCACGCTCGACATTGAGCTGCCTCCCATCATTGTCACCAAATACAAGGCTGACAAAAACGATTTCAAATATGACATCCAACGTGCTGTCACGGAGGTTGTCGAGGAGATCGTTTCTAAGGTTATGGATGAATACTGATGCGCTTCCGCTCCAAATTTGAGGAGCAGGTAGCAAAGTCATTCGATAAACAGGGCCATACATATTTGTATGAGCCCTCTAAAATTACTTACCAGTTATCCTGCTCATATACGCCAGACTTTTGTCTCCCTAACGGTATTTATTTAGAGACCAAAGGTTTTCTGAAACCGTCAGATCGACGAAAGCACATAGCGATTAAGGACCAACATCCAGACCTTGATATTCGATTCGTGTTTATGAGAGATAACAAGCTCTCTAAAAACTCCAAGCACACTTATGTGAGCTGGGCAGAAAAGCACGGGTTCCAAGCATGTGTCTGGCCCAACATCCCACCCGACTGGTTTGATGACTGATCCATTCAGAAGCTATGCAACTCAAGTATCCAAAGCAGTGATCAAACACTTGCTGGATATGGAAGTACCTCCTGATGACATTCTCGGGGCAATGGATGAAGAGCTGAACCGCTTTGAAGACATCGTTTTAGGGCCCTGGGACTATGAGAGATGAGGAGTCTTATCCCGTTGAGTCACACATCGCCTGTCCAGATTGTGGCTCTAGTGATGCCTTGACTATCTACAGCGATGGTCATTCATTCTGTTACTCCTGCGAAAAATTGACACCCGCTGATGATTCCCGCGTAACCACCAACGCGGGCTTTTCCTACACAGGAGAGCATCGGGCGATTCGATCTCGCAAGATCTCTCTCGACACCTGCAAAAAGTTCAATGTGCGTGTGGCTGAAGGGCCACGATTACGCTTCCCTTACACCGCTGAGTCCGGCCAAGTGGTCGGCTACAAAGAGCGTGATAAGGAAAAGAACTTTCGCTGGGTTGGCAAGAACGCTGAAAAACGGCTGTTCGGCCAGAACCTCTTTGGAGGTCACAAAAAGACTCTCGTCATTTGCGAGGGCGAGATGGACTGCCTTTCAATCTGGGAGGCCAGGCCCAAGTGGCCAGTGGTGTCCATCTTTAGTGGGGCTGCCGGTGCCTACAAAGATCTTCAGAACAACCTGAAGTTCTGTCTTGAAGCAGATCAGATAATCCTGATGTATGACCAAGACGATGCCGGACAGCAGGCAGCAATCAAATGCGCCTCTCTCTTTCCACCTGACAAATGTCTGATTGCCCACCTCGCTGGGTACAAGGACGCTAGTGAAGCCCTTCAAGCCGGTGATGCTGAGGCTATCCGTCAGGCGATATGGAATGCAGCCCCATATACGCCGAAACAAATTATTGATGGACGAGACCTATTTGATGCTTTACGTGCGCCAACGGTTGGCAGGGATGCTAATTGGTTTGTCGATGATCTCAATACCGTTACTGGTGGTCTTCGACTCTCGGAGCTTGTTCTCCTCACCGCCCCAACGGGTGGTGGCAAAAGCACCTTTTGTGGTGAACAGTGTCAGTCCCTTGTTCAGCAAGGGTTCAACGTTGGCTACATCGCTCTTGAAGAAAGCGTAAGGCGGACTGGTCTACGGCTCATGACCGTGGAGGCAAACAAGCCTCTCCACCTTGATAACTCTATTGATGAAGATCTCTTCAAAGAGGCCTTCGATAAGAGTGTCGGATCAGGACGTGTGTTCCTGAGAGACGGCTTTGGTTCTTGTGATCCCGATGCAATCATCGCGGACATGAGATACCTAGTCAAAGCGAAAAATGTTCAGTGGATCATTCTTGATCACTTGTCGATTCTGCTGTCGGGCAACGCAGCACACGACGAGAGAAAGATGCTGGACGAATCAATGACCAAGCTCAGAAGCTTTGTCGAAGAAACAAGAATCGGTCTGATTCTTATTAGCCATCTCAGGAGGACTACTGGTGACAAAGGTCACGAGGATGGTGCGATGGACATCTCGCTTTCCCATCTACGCGGCTCGCACAGCGTGGCGCAACTGTCTGACATTGTTGTCAGCCTGCAGAGAAATGTATCGGCAGGAGAAAATATGGCAAAGCTTAAAACTCTCAAGAACAGGTTCAATGGCACGACTGGTGAGTCGGGTCAGCTCTCGTATAACTCTCAGACCGGACGAATGGTTTCAGTCAAAGGGCAAGCGAGCGATCAAGAATATGAATTTGGGATCGTTTAAGCCCAATCATATGGTTCTTGTTCTTGACTACAACAAACATCAGCACCTGAAACATGCTGTTGATGAAGCCCTGTGGGGGACAGAAGGTCGGCACCTGATCAGCGTGTTGTTTCACCAAAACCACAACGCGATCCTGGTGTCTTACAAGATCAAGACGTTCCCAACACTTCTGATCTTTAACTCAAAGATCGAAGAGGTCACACGCATCTGCGATGAAGACCTGCTGACCGTCCCGTTCTTCCGTAAAGCACTGGAGATTATGGAGCTATGAGGTTACTGTTTGACATCGAAACAGATGGCCTCTTGCGTCAAATGTCTGTGATCCACTGTCTTGTGGTGATGGACATTGATACAGAAGAGGTCTACAGGTATGACGACTCAGGTCAGTACCCGTCGATCACCGAGGGGCTCACCTTCCTGATGGAAGCTAACGAGCTGTGGGGTCACAACTTGTGGGGCTTTGACATCCCCGCAATTCAGTCGATCACACCGTTTTTTCACCCCCGGTGCAAGGTTTATGACACCTTGATCTTGTCGCGCCTGTTCTTCAATGACATGCTCGATCGGGACCTGCGGGCTCGTCCGGCAAACATGCCCGGAAACCTGTACGGGAGACACAGTCTTGAGAGCTGGGGCTATCGACTCGGAGTATTTAAGTCTGAGTTTGGTAAGCAGCTAGACGGTGATTGGTCTACCTACACCCCGGAGATGTTGGAGTATTGCGTTGCTGACGTAAGAGCCAACCTCCCCCTGGTCAAGCTGTTCGAGCCACGAATTGAGAAGTACCAACAGTCGATTGATCTGGAGCACGCCTGCGCCAAGATCATGACCTGGCAGGAGATGGAAGGGTTTCCCTTTCACATCAAAAAAGCACAACAACTGGAGAGCAAGCTCCGTGTGGAGCTGGAGACGCTGTCCGACGAGATGCGCTCAACCTTTGCTTTCGTCAAAGGAAACGAGTTCACACCTGCCAGAGATAACAAGACACGGGGCTATGTAGCGGGAGCTTCGATGACGCGGATCAAGGACTTCAGTCCGACCAGCCGTGATCACATTGCTTTCGCCTTCAAAGAGTTTCGTGGCTGGGAGCCTACCGAGTTCACCGACTCGGGCCGCCCCAAGATCGACGAAAAGGTGCTGAAAGAGATTGGCACAGATGAGGCACTTAAGTTCGCACGTCTACTGGAACTGCAGAAGGCCCTAGGCCAGCTCAGTGAAGGCAGGAATGCGTGGCTGAAGCTTGTCGAGTCTGATAACCGCATCCATCATTCTTGCTTTTTAAATACAGTCACGGGGCGTAATTGTCATGTTCGACCGAATCTTGCTCAGGTTAATTCTGAGCATGAATACCGTGAACTTTTCCATCCCGGTGAAGGAAGAGTACAGCTCGGTAGTGATGCCGCAGGGTTGGAATTACGCTGCCTTGCCCACTACATCGCAGGCTTCGGGAATACGGATTTTGGCAAAGAAGTCGTCGAAGGTGACATTCACCAAAAGATGGCGGATATATCCCAAGTCCCAAGAAAGATCCAAAAAAGTATTACTTATGCGATGATGTATGGGAGCGGCTCAACCAAGTTAGGCTTAGTTGCAGGCGCTAGTAAGAAAGATGCTGCCAAACGTGGGGCAGAGTTAAAAGAAAAACTGCTGACAGGTATTGATGGCTTTAAGGAGCTAGTCACTGCTGTTCAGTCAAAAGCTGAGTCTGGTTATTTGCGGGGGATTGATGGTCGTCCCCTCAAGGTTAGGAAGGCTCACGCAGCACTCAATACGCTGCTCCAGGGATGTGGATCGTCGATCACAAAAGCTTGGGTTGTCCGTGCCAACGAACTACTCAAGGAAGCAAAGATTGACTATTGGCCTATGGCCTTTGTCCACGATGAGATGCAACTAAGCGTCCACCCTGACCACGTTGAGATGGCGTCAGATCTAATAAAGATGGCAATGAAAGATGTTGAGCATACCTTTCTATTTAGGGTTCCTCTCGACTGCGACGTGCAAACAGGAACCAACTGGGCCGACACCCACTAAACAGTGTCGAAAGTGTGGCTACACATTGCCACTCGATGAGTTCCCACTTTTCTCCCAGAAAGGCACCACAGGCAGACGTAACACCTGTCGGATGTGCGGCAATGAAATGCAGAACATTCGGCGGAAACTCAAGCGAGACAATCCAGCACCACCACCTGGACCTTGCCCCGTCTGCGGTAAACACACCACCCACTGGGTCTTAGACCACTGTCACTTCACCAAACAGTTCCGGGGTTACATCTGCAATGACTGCAACCTCGCACTGGGAAAGTTTGATGACAACCCTCACACGGTCTATAGCGCCTGGCGGTATCTAACCCGCAACTCCAATGATTCTTTTAGTTGACGGTGATCCCATCGTCTACAAAGCAGCCGCTGCTGCAGAGGAGGAGCTGGACTTTGATCCAGAACTCACAATCATCACAGGCAACTTCACCGCTGGTAAACGTGTTGTTACTCAAGCCATTAACGGTCTTCTTACTAGGTTCGACGCGACTAAGCTCACCCTTTTCTTCACTAGCACGACTAATTTCCGTAAAGAGGTCTGCGAGACGTATAAGGGCAATCGCACGAAGAGAAAACCTTGCGGCTATAAAAAACTCAAGCGATGGGCAATGGAAACGTGGAGGTCAGAGCAGGTCGATGGCCTTGAGGCAGACGATCTTCTCGGCATTGCGGCAACCTCTGGTAAATACAAAAGGTTTGTTCTTTGTTCCCCTGATAAGGACCTGGAGCAATTTGCCTGCCGTATTTGGAATGGCAAAGAAGAGTTCACGCAGACCCCAGAGGCCGCTGAACTAAAGCGTTGGATGCAAAGCCTGACCGGTGACGCAACCGATGGATACAAAGGCGTTCCGCAATGCGGCCCTAAAAAGGCTGAGGCAATCCTCAAAAAAGTAAAGGACGGTAAGTATTACGAAGCTGTTCTTAAGACTTATTTAGAGGCTGGTCTTACTGAAGAGGATGCCCTCACCAACATCCGACTCGCCACGATCCTGTCTAGTGATAGCTGGGATGCTGAAAAGCAAAAACCAATCCTATTTACACCATGAGCAAGCAAAACCCTGATCACTATAAGACCGCCCTGATCGAGGTTTGGGACTACATTCACGCGAATGAGCTTTGCTATTTCAAAGGCAACATTCTTAAGTACGTTATTCGAGCTGGTCGAAAGTCTGGTGAGACTGAGCTTGACGACCTCTTGAAGGCTAAAACTTATCTCGAAAAACTAATCGCTCTTAAATCCAATGACACACCTGCAAAACGCGATCGAGTTCAGGAACTGTATGACGCAGCCTGTAGGGATGCCCTCAGTTGCGATCCTAGCTTTGCAAACCCGTTTGATCGCTGAGGAGACAGAAGAGCTATGCGAATCGACACGGATTCTGGCTTTCGATCTGACGAACAAAAGAGCCAGGGAGGATGCACTAAAGGAGCTGGCAGATGTGGCGTATGTGGCCTATCAGCTTGCAGCAGCTTGCGGGTGGGACCTCGACGAGGCTCTGAACAGAGTCCACGCCAGCAATATGAGCAAGCTTGAAAACGGTGCCCCTGTCAAAGACGAACAGGGCAAAGTCCTAAAGGGCAAAAACTACCAACCCCCATCCCTCATTGACTTGGTATGAGCCAGGTATCACTTGTCCACCGCACCGAGGGGGCTGAGGATCTCATTGTCTATATGGCAAGGGTTTCCAACCCCACATCTCAAAAAGAAAATAAAAACGGAGAAAGGCTTCTCAAGTATTTAATCAAGCACAAACATTGGTCGCCATTTGAGATGGCTTCTATGTGTGTTGAGATTGAAACTACACGAAGTATTAGTGCCCAACTGCTTCGCCATAGGTCCTTCTCATATCAGGAATACAGTCAACGATATGCTGCTGTGTCTGACAGTCCTGTCATCCCCCACCTCCGAAGACAAGACGTTAAAAATAGGCAGAACAGTATTGATGACTTAGATCCATTCACCAAGCAAAACCTAGAGATCAAGGCTCAGCTTCTTTTCGATCAAGCTCAAATGCTCTATGACGAAATGCTGGGCGAAGGTGTTGCCAAGGAATGTGCCCGTGAGGTTCTCCCTCTAGCCTCGCGGACCCGTCTCTATATGCACGGCACTCTGCGGTCCTGGATCCACTACATCGACGTTCGAGCCTCTGTTGAGACACAGCTAGAGCATCGACAGATTGCAGAAGAAATTAAACGAATAATGTATGAACAATTCCCAACAATCTCCGCCGCCGCCTTTGATTGAGACGACGGACGATGACTGTGTAGAGATCACAGTCGGACACTTGAAAGGATGGGTTTCGTCCTTCCACTTAATCGATCAGAAATTAGCCCAATTAAACGCTGTTTGGTTTCATGAGCAAGAGCAACTTTCCTGAAAAAGCTCCTTCCGCTAACCCTGTCTTTTACCGTACCTACAGCCGTCGCGTTGACGGTGGGAAAGAGCATTGGGATGATGTTGTTGAACGTTGTGTAAACGGCCTGAGCAAGGTCGGTAAGTTCACAACTGAGGAGGAGATGCTGGTCCGAGACCAGATGCAGAACCTTCATGCCCTGCCCTCCGGCCGTTGGCTGTGGGTCGGTGGTACTGATTGGATTGAGCAACAGAAGAACTTTTCTGGTGCTTACAACTGCACCTCAACCGATACCTATGACATCCACGCATTCCCTCTTCAGATGGAACTGCTGATGATGGGTTCTGGTACGGGTGCCATCCTGGAGCCGCGCTGTATTGACCAGCTTCCAGAAATTAGTCATACCTACTATCTCGACGTTCTTGAGAACATCGGAGAAGCCCCTGAGCCCCGTGAAGAGCGCACTCGGCTGCACATTACTGAGAAGGATCGCGCAACTATTTATGTTGGCGACAGCCGGGAAGGTTGGGTCAACGCTTTCTTGTTCCTTCTGAAACTCGCAACTGAGTCGGATTGGGGCGTTGGTCATGTCACTGTCGATTTGAGCAACGTCCGTCCACCCGACACCCCTATCAAAGGTTTCGGTGGTGTAGCAAACCCCGTCAAACTCGCCCACTTCTATCGTCGCGCTGGAGAAGTTCTCCGTAAGGCATACGGGCGTAAACTTACCTCTGTTGAATGCTGTCTACTGCTAGATGAATCTTCTCTTGCAGTTGTAGCTGGCAACGTTCGTCGAAGCGCCGGAATGCGGCAGTTCGATAGCGAAGACCAGCTCGCAGCGGTAGCAAAGGACAACCTCTGGCAACAGGGCGAAGACGGGAAGTGGCGAATTGACCCCGAGCGTGATGCGTTGCGGATGGCCAACCACACCCGTGTTTATCACCACAAGCCGACCTTTGATGAGATCAAGGATGCGGTAACTAAGCAGTTCTATAGCGGCGAAGGTGCGATCCAATACGCCCCCGAAGCAATCGCTCGCTCTAACCGTGACCTGCTGGACACCGACGAAAAACGTGACGAGTTTCTGTCTCGCTATGAGCAGTCCCCCGACGAGGGACGTGCCTACCTGGACCGCCTGGAGCGGGGACAGGACAAGCGGGAACTTGACCACCGGATGGGTCGCTATGGCCTCAACCCCTGTGGCGAGATCCTTGGCAAGGACTTCCACTGCAACCTGTCTGAGGTCCACCTGAACACCATCGACCCCACTGACGACAAAGCCCAAGACGACGCTTTCCGAGCCGCTGGTCTTGCTGCTGCAGCTCTTCTCCATCACGAGTTTGCTGTTGAGCGTTATCGCTACAGCCGTTCTGTGGACCCGATCGTTGGCGTCAGCTTCACCGGTCTGTTCGACTTCTTTGTTCTCCGCTTTGGCTACGAATGGCTGGAGTGGTGGAAAGCAGGACGCCCAGACACCGTCGTCGGCCACATCTTTGCCCGTGCTGAGGCTGAATACCTGAGCCGTTGGCGTGGTGTTGTCGAAGACACCGTGGCGGAATACTGCAAGAAACACGGTCTCCGTTGTCCCAACCGGACAACAACTGTCCAACCCGCTGGTACTAAGAGTCTCCTTACTGGAGCTGCCCCTGGTTGGCATCCCCCGAAGGCTGCCCGATTCATTCGTCGCATCACCTTCGCTAAGAACGATCCTGTGGCACTGGCCTGTGAGGCTTATGGCTACAAGATCATTCCCTCCCAATCTGATCGGGACGAAACCGGCGCTTTGCTGGACGACCCCCGTGATCCCCGTTGTACTGAGTGGCTCGTCGAGATTCCTAGTGAAACTCCGTGGGCTGACCTGCCTGGCTGCGATTCAATCGACATCAATGCCTTCAGTATCGAAGCTCAGTACAAGTTCTATATGCAGGTTCAAACCTTCTATACCACTCACAACACCTCAGCAACCCTGGAGTTCCGTGAGAACGAGATTGAAGACCTGTCCAAGCTGATCCATGAGTCGATCGAAAAGGACCAGGGCTATATCTCTGCAGCTCTGCTGGCACGATTTGATGCAAACGAAACGTTCCCGCGTCTGCCGTTTGAACCTATTACTAAAAAGGAATACCTGGACCTCCAAGCTGGGGTCTTGTCCCGTCGCATCACCGATGACTTCGGACTTGCTATGGAATCATTTGCTCCTGGCAAGGATGAAGCCCAAGGACCGGCGGCTTGTGATTCCGACAAATGTCTATTCGCTGAAAAATCACCTAAGTGATCAATTCTAAAGAACTCGGCCTGGAGACCCTTTCAACGGGGTCTCTCCGTGGCCTTGTAGCCGAACTCGATGCACTATTCCCAGATGTCTACCCAGATTATCTAATTGAACCCCGTGAGCTTGCTTACAAAGCGGGTCAACTTTCTATTGTTCGGTTACTCAAAGCAAAACTCGATCAATGATTTATCATGTGTGGCGGCGGCAGAAAGAAAGCTGAAAGAAAAGCTGCGAAACGCGCTAGGGAGCAACGTAAAGCCCAAGAAAGGTTTGCTCGTCAGCAACAACAACAATTCCAGCAACAAATGGCTGCTCAGGCAGCAGCTCAGCAAGCGGCTATTCAACAACAACAGCAGCAGTTCGCTATTGCTCAGCAACAGGCTCAACAACGTGCTGCTCAGCAGGCTGCACAAATGCAGCAACAAATGCAGCAACAACAGCAAATGATGCAGCAGCAAGCTGCTCAGCAACAGGCACAAATGGCTGCTCAGCTTAAAGCTCAGAAGGAGGCTCAAGAGCGTGCCCGTAAGGAAGCTGAAAAGGCTGCTAATCGTGGCCGTTCTATTGATGCTGCTACTGAGTCAGGAGTCGTTCGGGCGAGCAAGCAAAAGAAGAAAGCCAAGAAAGCTAAACGCACCGGCACCAGCAGTCTCACTAATCAACTGACTTCTGCAGGTAAAGCTGCACTGAGTATCGGTGGTGGCACTGGTATGGGTGGCTCCGGTTTGACCATTGCACAAGTCCGTAAACCGGCTAAACCGTAATGCAAGAAACAGTATCAGCCAAATACGCCCGGCTGTCTGCAAACAGAACTAACTTCCTAGATGCTGCTAGGGAATGTGCGAAACTTAGTGTTCCATATCTCATGCCGCCTAGCGGTCATGCGAGCGGAAACAAGTTGCACGTCCCTTGGCAATCACAAGGTTCTCGCGGCGTAAATACGATGGCAGCGAAGCTCATGTTGAGCCTTTTCCCTGTCAACGCTAAATTTTTTAAACTACAGATCCAAGATGGGGTTCTCTCTCAGGACCCCGATATTGATGCACAAGCTCGCTCAGAGATTGATCTGGTCTTGTCCAAAATGGAGCGGGTTGTAATGCAAGACGTGGCTGATAAGGCCGACCGCGTCATGCTGCATCAGGCAATGAAACACCTCGTAGTGTCCGGCAATGTGCTGGTCTATATGGGTAAGAAAGGCCTCAAGATCTATCCCCTCGACCGCTATGTGGTCAACCGGGATGGAGACGGACAGGTAACTGAAATCATCACCGTAGAGGCTATTGACGCCCAGTTCCTGCCGGAGAAATACCGCACCAAGCGTCCTGGTATGCAGCCAGGAAACCACGTTGGTGAGCAGGGTGGAGGTGACATTCCTGCTGATCTCAAACTTGATTCCAATGGCAACGATGTTGCTGTCTATACCTGTGTCAAGCTGGTAGAAGGCACCTGGCGTTGGTATCAGGAAGTTGACGGTGAGATCATCGAAGGTTCTGAATCATCAGCACCTAAAAACGCATCGCCATATTTGGCCCTCAGGTTCAATGTGGTAGATGGCGAAGATTACGGTCGCTCTAGAATTGATGAATTTCGTGGTGATCTTCAATCACTAGATGCACTGATGCAGAGCCTTGTAGAGGGTGCTGCTGCAAGTAGCAAAGTTGTATTTACTTTGTCTCCCTCAGCAACAACTAAACCCAATCAACTTGCTCAGGCTGGTAACGGTGCCATCATTCAGGGACGACCTGAAGATGTGGGCGTGATTCAGGCAAATAAATCGGCGGACTTCAAAACTGCATTTGATATGGTGCAGCAACTGACTCAGCGGTTGTCTGAGGCATTCCTGATCTTTACTGCCCGTAATAGTGAGCGCACTACAGCGGAAGAAATCAGAGCCACGCAACAGGAACTAAACGAACAGTTGGGCGGAATCCTGTCCAGCCTTCAGACAGATCTTTTGGCTCCGTATATCGCTCGAAAGCTGTTGGTGTTGCAACGTCAACGGATGCTTCCTCAACTACCTAAGTTCAACGGAAAACCTGCTGTCTTCCCGACAGTTGTTGCTGGTCTGGAGGGCGTTGGTCGCGGCCAAGACCGTGAGGCATTGATGCTCTTTATGCAGACCATTGCTGGGTCTCTTGGACCTGAGGCGATGGCGAACTACATCAACCCCGACGAGGCAATCAAGCGTCTGGCAGCAGCCGCTGGTATCGACTATCTGGGTCTGGTGAAGACGCCTGAAGAACGTCAACAGGAAGCTGAGGCAGCCGCACAACAGCAGCAACAGCAAGCCTTGATGCAGCAGGCAGGTTCTTTGGCTAAGACGCCTCTAATGGACCCTGACAAAAACCCACGTATCAAACAAGCACTAGAAGATGGAGGAGCAGAAGAAGCCCCGGAAGGCCCCCCAGAAGAGGGCCCAATCGGCCCCGAAGGAGCCTGATAACAAATACAAACCGCAAGTCAAGATTCGACCCACCATTGCGGCGTCCCGTGTGGGACAACCCAACTCCCAACGTGTAACGGGAGCACGAGTTAATTCTGTCCGAGTAAAACACAACTAATGGCTACCACCAACACCTTTAATCCCATTGATGAATCGGCTGAGGCTGCCCGTAAGGAAGCTGAGGCGAAAGCTCTAGCTGAGGGTGAGCGTCTTGTCGCAGCCCAAGAGGCCGCACAGGAACAGACCTATGAAGATGCTCGAAAAGCTGATCAGGAAAGCTCGCGCTATGCGGGCAAATACAAATCGGCGGAGGAGCTTGAGAAGGCGTACCTTGAGCTTCAGAAAAAGCTTGGGGAGCGATCCACAGAGGAAACGTCTACCGAGACGGAAACCGAGGAACCTTCTGCTGAGGCAACTGAGGAAGAGGCTGAGGAAGAATCTCCCGAAGAACACTCTGAGGTCTACCAGGCGCTGGAATCAGCTAGTCAGGAGTATGAGGAGGGCGGTGAGCTTTCCCCGGACACTCTTGAGAAGCTGGCTCAGCTAGACAGCAAAGAGCTGGTTGAGCAATGGGTCGAGTATGTCAACAGCTCCAAGGGAGACCCCGAGCCAGGTGCAATGCCTCAGGAAGACGTTGACCGGATCATGGGGTCTGTTGGTGGTACTGAGTCATATCAACAGATGATCGCTTGGGCTGGTGAAGCACTAGCTCCCGATGAGATTGCTGCCTATGACGCAGTGGTCACAAGTGGAGACCCCAATTCTGTATATTGGGCAGTCCAAGGGCTTCGATCGAAATACGTCGAGTCCAACGGTTTTGAAGGAACTCAGATTTCTGGGAACAGGGCAGCTCGTCCTGAGCCTGGATTCCGTAGCCAGGCAGAACTTGCCAGGGCTATCTCTGATCCTCGTTACCGCGATGATCCCGCTTATCGAATGGATGTTGAGCAGAAGCTCGCCCGTTCGGGGGATCTCATGTAAGTAAACCCTTACTTCATGAACGTTACTCGCCACCGAGAGATGGCCAGAGGGGTGTCAGCGCGTGAGCGGCCCCATCTCTTAACGCAAACCCCGAAAGGGATGGTTTAAGGAAGACGGCTACTGGTGTCTCGGGAGGGTTCGATTCCCTCTTAGCCGTATGAAGGAAGCTTTGGACCTTGTAAAAAACCAGCCCGAGATCTTGGGCCGCAAACGCGATACCCCATATCGGAATAAATTTATTTCCAACTGAATACTTAGACAATAGAGATCTCTTAAATAGGCAACAAATAAACGGTCTATTTTAACTTATTAACTAACAATGGCAAACATGCTCCTTACGCGCCCCGGCGCGTCTAATGGGGGTAGCGACTCACGCGCTCTCCTGTTGAAGCTCTTTACTGGTGAGGTTTATGAATCTTTCCGTAACGCTCTCATCGCCAAGCCCCTTGTTCAGAGCCGCACTCTGACCTCGGGCAAAGAGGCACAGTTCATCCACACCGGCACTATGTCGGCGTCTTTCCATACTCCTGGAACTCCGCTGCTGGGTAACGGTTCTGGCACGAATGGTGCTCCTAAGCAAGCAGAAACCACCATCACTGTTGACCAGCTGCTTGTTAGTCAAGCCTTCGTCTATGAATTAGATGAAGTTCTGGCTCATTATGACATTAGAGGCCCAATCGCGCGTCAAATCGGTCAAAGTTTGGCAGAACATTATGACCGCCGTATCTTCCGTGTGCTGGATCAAGCCGCTGAAGCTTCTGCTGCTGTGACCGGCGAGCCTGGTGGCTTTGAAGTCAACCTGGGTGCAAACAAAGAGTATGACGCTCAAGCACTCGTGGACGGCTTCTTTGAAGCGGCAGCTGTACTTGATGAGCGTTCAGCTCCGAAGGACGGACGTGTGGCAGTTTTGTCGCCCCGGCAATATTATTCCTTGATTTCTAGCGTCGACACCAACATCCTAAATCGCGACCTTGGTAACACCCAAGGCAACCTGACTTCGGGTGAAGGTCTGTACGAAATCGCTGGTATCAAGATCTACAAGTCCAACAACATCCCCTTCCTGGGTAAGTATGGCGTTGGTACTGGTACTACCATCGAGAACACCGATACCACCAACGAGAAGAACGATTACGGTGATGCCACCGACTTCGCGAACTCCTGTGGTCTCATCTTCCACCGCGATGCTGCGGCTTGCGTGGAGGCGATTGGTCCCTCTGTTCAAACCAGTGGTTCAGATGTATCAATCATGTACCAAGGTGACTTGATTGTCGGGCGCTTGGCCATGGGCGCAGGCGCAGTCCGGGTTTCCGTGGCTGGTGCATTCCGCAACGTTTGATTATTTGGGGGCTACGGCCCCCTTTTTTAGTCCCCAGACCGGGACGACCACACTCAGCTAAATATTATTTATGTCCGCACGTACTACTGTCCTAGATGCCGTAAACCAGATGCTGTCCTGCATCGGCGGAGCGGCTGTCACCACCCTCTCTACCGACAATCCTGAGGTCTTTACAGCAAAAGCTATCTTGGAGGAGACGACGCGGAATGTCCTGGCTGAGGGGTGGAACTTTAATACCGAACTTGAATACCCTTTCTCACGGGGAACCGATAAAAAGATCAACGTTCCTGACGCTTTGATCAGCTTTACACTGTCGTTCTACAAACACGGCTCAGACAAGATGCTTGTCGTTGAGCGAGATGGAAAGTTCTATGACAAAGAGAAGCATAGTTACGAATTTGAGGAGACCTTATATTGCGATGTCGTCTGGAACTTTGATTTCGACGAGTGTCCGCAACCTTATCGTGAGTACATCACAGCCCGTGCATCTCGTATCTACGCCTCGCGGCTAGTTACCTCCGAAGAGCTTGTCCAGCTCATCGCTCAGGATGAGGCCTCTACCCGAGCCATTTGTATTGAGTACGACACCAAAACAGGGAAGCCCAACGTCTTCGATCAGCCAGACGGGCTTAACAACTACATCGGCTATCAACCGTTCCGTACTCTTATGCGCTGATGGCTTCTGTATCACAAAGAATCCCCAACTTTTTGGGTGGCTTCTCCCAGCAACCGGACTCCCTAAAGCTCCCAGGACAGCTCACACAGGCCGATAATGTCCTGCCTGACCCTACCTATGGTCTGCTCCGTAGACCCGGCTTGAAGCTTGTCAAAGCCCTCTCTAACGCCACGTCTGATGGACGGTGGTTCACTATATTTAGGGACTCGACGGAGCAATACGTTGGGCAGTTCAGTCCTACCGGCCAACTGCGGGTCTGGAATGCTCTAAACGGTGTTGAGGCTACGGTCAACGCCCAGACCGCTGCAGCGACCGCTTACGTCAATGGCGTGGCGGAAAAAGACTTCGAGATGCTGCAGATCAATGACTACAACTTTGTTCTCAACCGATCCAAGACAGTAGGCAAACTCGCCACCGTCAGCCCCTCTCGTGATCCAGAGGCGTTGATCATTCTTCGTGTCGCTGGGTATGACACTAAATATGAGGTGACGATTGACGGCACTGCTTACAGCTACACCACCCCGGCCACAGGAACGATCAGCGTTGAACTGATCATCAATAACCTGGCTAACCAAATCCCTAGTGGGTTTACTACCACAAAAACATCTAACGTCATTCACATCACCCGATCCACTGACTTCACGATCGAAGCTCGTGGTGGTTTGTCATCTAACTCCCTAGAGGCGTTCAAAGGTAGTGTCAGGGACGTTGCTGATCTACCTGGCTCCTGTGTACAGGACATGGTTCTGAAGATCCAGAACTTCGACAATACTGATGGCGACGAGTATTACGTCAAATTCAACGTCAATGGTTCTGCAACTTCTGGTGTGGGTGCCTGGGAAGAGACAGTTGCTTCCAATATCCAGACGTATATCGACCCCGACACAATGCCTCACGCAATCATTCGTGAGACAAACGGCACCTTTACCTTTCGCTCTCTCAATGAAGCGGACAAGGCAGGTGATGACCTGTACTGGGTAGAGCGACGAGTAGGGGATGACAACACCAACCCATTCCCTACGTTTGTCGGTCAAAAGATCACGGGTATGAGTTTCTTCCGCAACCGTCTGGTGTTGCTAGCAGGGACCAACGTGATCTGCTCTCAACCTGGCAGTTTCTTCAATATGTTCCGGGTCTCTGCTCTGACCACCTCAGACGCAGACGTTGTTGATCTGGCTTCTGGTTCTCTCAGGCCTGTGTCGATGCGGTATGCCCTTGGGGACCAGCTTGGTCTGCTGATCTTTTCTGAGAACGCTCAGTTCATGCTTAGCTCGGATGGCGAGGCGTTCGGGCCATCTACAGCCCAGATCAAGGCCTTTAGTACCTTGACTAACAACCCCAATATCTCACCTGTTGATACTGGTACGTCAATCATTTATGTAGACGAAAACCAGAACTACTCAGCAGTGACTGAGATGGTTGTTACCTCTGTAGACAACAGACCCACACGAGCTGACCTGTCCCGAACTTCTCCCAACTACGTTCCGGGCAACCTCAGAGCTATGACCTCTAACAGCTCTGCCTCGATGGTCACGTTCCTTGGTGAGGATGACCCTGATGAGCTGTACATCTTTAAATACTTCAATAGCGGTAACGACCGTGTTATGGCTGCCTGGCTGAAATGGGATCTGCCTGGCGACTGTCTGCATCACGCCGCTAATCATGACAAGTATTTCTTCGTCACTACACAGGCAGGTGGTGTGATTTTATCCACTTGCACGGTGCTGTCTGATGTGGAAGGCACTGCTGTAAACAGCAACAACATTGCTTACGAATATCGGCTTGACCTTTTCACTAGCAATTTGACTGTAGCCTATGACTCAGCTAATGACGTGACAAGAGTAAGGTTTGGTGCCAATACCTATGATTCAAACCTTGTTCCTGTTGTTGTTGTAGACGACACCACAACCTCCAAAGGCACTCTATACCGCAACCCCACCCACGGAAACAATGGTGTGGACGACTATGTAGAGATTCCTGGAAATCGAACTACGGCTAACAGGATCACTCTTGGCTATGAGTATCAAACCACTGTGGGTCTTCCTAAGTTTTACCGCAAGAGTGCTCAAGCTACAGGCACCGTCCAAGCTGATGTAGTCAACATTCCTAGGGTTACTAGGCTTGTTATTCAAAGTTCTGACTCTGGTCCCTTTGATGCCAGTGTCTCCGTCACGGGACGCTCTACTAAATCGTATAGCTTCTCACAAACTCTCGCTAACTCATATAAGGCAAACTCCGCACCATTGCCTGAAATCATTGATAACACCATCCCTGTCTACGGAAAAGGTACTGATGCCGATGTCACCATCACATCAAAATCTCCCTTCCCCGTATCTTTCGTCGCTGCTACTTGGTATGGAACCTACTCCACCAAAGGAATACGTCAAATCTGAATACATTCTTCCCGCCACAGTAGAGCTGGCCTGGCAAAGTTCCGGGCTGCTCCGCTGGGAAGACAAACGGGAATTGGAGGGTCTTGGACACCCTCCTTTCTACGCCCTTCCTATGAGCGTTGCATTGTCTGAAGACCCTATTTGTTTCTACAACCCTGACGGCGAGCTTTCCGGCTTTGCTGGTGTGGTCAAAGAAGACAACGGTATAGGACGTGTATGGATGCTCACCACACCTGCTGTGGAGACAATGCCTATTCTCTTTTTTAAAGAAGCTAAGAGATGGATAGAAGGACAAAAATACACAATGCTCCATAACATTATGGATCCCAGAAACACAATGCACGGAAAACTTCTGCACATGCTGGGTTTTAAGCGTTTGTGTTATGTGCCCGTAGGTCCAAAACGTCTTACTTACGTCGAATTTGCCAGACTATGTGCGATCCCGTAACTATAGGTGTTGCAACATTTGCAGTCGGTACAATTTCTACAGTTGCTAATTTTCAGCAACAGAATGCAGCAGCCGCCGCCGCAGATGAGCAAGCCTATAATCAAGTCTTAGCCCAGAACCAAGCTGCTCAGCAGCAAGCTGCTTTTAACCAGCAGCAGGCGTTCTTCCAAATGGAACAACAGAACGCTCAAATTGAACTTGCCAATCAACGATCACTTAATGAATGGATTCTAAATACTCAGCAAACTAACACTGCCAATGCTCGCATTCAACGCGAGTTCATGATGGCACAACAACAGCGTAATTTTACGAATCTTCAAAACCAGCTTCAATTCCAGGCACAGCTTAACGAAGCAATTTTGTCTGAAAACAGGGCTGACAACCAGAAGAAACTAAACCAGCTTAACCTCAACTCTGATTTAGAGGCCTCTCAAAACAAAAGGAACCAAGCCAAAGCCCTTCGGGCATTTGAAGCAGAACGTTTGATGGCTTCTGTGGTTCAATCACAAGGCACAATCCTTGCTTCAGGGCGTAGTGGTCAAAGTATTGGTTTGGGTGTTCTCAATGAAGGTGCCAAATATGGACGTGATATGCGGATGGCTGAGCGTAACTACTCGATGGCTCTTGGTGATTTCTATGCAGAAAATACGAACGCTTTCCTGAAGAAAGCACAGACAGATGCTGATGCAATGGCACGAGTCAAGTCTAGGCCTACAGCTCCTTTGACTCTTCCTCAGATTGCCGCTCCGGTATTTTCTAAATACGCACCTAAACCTGTCTTTGCCAAATTTATGAATAGCCCTGGTCCTATCCAAGGACCTACCTATGCACCGATGTACACACCGGCAGCCCGTCCGGGTGCCTTAGGTCTTGTGGCTGGTATCGGTGGAGCCGCTCTGAGTGGTGTTACTGCTGGATACCAAATGGATGCACTAATTAACAGAGTCCCTGCACCGACCCCGACACCTACCCCACCATAATAAATGGCAAAAGAACAACCATTCCGCTCTATTGAGATGCGGGGGCGGCAGTCGTCTGTCCGCTCAGATTTACAAGCTGCTGACCATACACAAAAGCTAGCAGAGTACAATAGGCGACAACTACAAAAACAAAAGGACTCACACGAAGCCTTAAATAACGAACGTCGTTTTAGAAACTTTAATAGTCAAGTTCTCGAAGAAACAGCGATACAGCAACAGCGGCTTGAGATGGCTAATCTCAGCACTAACGCAGAACTGGCTGCAAAAGCTAAAGAGATTATTGGAAGACGTGAGCTAGAAGGCGAGCGGATGCGGATCCAACAGGAAGACCAAATCCGCCGGATGAAGAACTCCCAAGAGATCATCCGAAACCAACTTCAGCAGCAGCTACAAGTACAGGAAGCCAATACGATTAGTGAGTTTGGCAACCAACTGCTGAGCTTCTCAGAAACTCTTTACAGACAAAAAGCTGATCAAATCAATGAGGCCAACAAAAGGCTTCAGGCACAAGGTCAGCTTGATTACATTACTGGCAACCTTGGAGAAGGAAGTCAGGATCTGAGCGATGCTCAAACGGCTCGTGTTGCTTTGGGCATGAGCCTCGACACTGCAGCAGCTCAACTAGATGCAGAAGGTAAACCCACTGATGCCACAAACATCCGTGCCCACAACGGACACTACCAATATGGTATCCAAGAGGGTATGGCCATTAAACATGGTACTGAACTCAAAGGCTATCTACAGCAAGCCAAAGAAGATGCAATCGCCAACAAACTACTGAACTTTGGCGATCCAAGTGCAGATGCCAAGCTGCAGGTTTTTCTCCAAACCAAAACCATTGATTTTATGGTTGAAAGGGGTCTAACTAGCCTCCCTATTGAGATCCAACAAAAGTATTTAGCCAAGACACTTATTACTGCTCAGGCGTCAGTGATGGCTGAGTTCAATGAGGCTAATCAAAAATACACTCTTGACGCCTCTATTGGTCTTGTAAGGAATCAGATTAGAACTGGATCTAAGAGTCCAGCTTTTGCTGAAGACTTGCCCAACATGCTGTCTCAGCTATTTACTAAAGATCCTGAGAACTTTTCTGCCAACCTCACCAAAGTTTATTCTGACCTCAAAGCAGATACCTATGAGACTGGGGACATGACTGCCCTGGACACTCTCATCACAACTATTGAGGCTGATCAACGTCTTACCGCCTTTGGTCAAGATGTCATTAACGATTACCTGAAATACGAGGAAACGTTCGATAAGGCACAGGCCAAAGCTGCTGATGATAAAGCAAAAGAGCTGGCGGATCGTCTTCTAGCTGGATTTAATGAAGAAGCTACCACGATCGACGATGTAACAACGCTAACTGAAAGGCGTCAATTTTATTTTGATCAAGCTGAAAGCCTGCCTTTAATTCAACGGTCAAGGGTAAGGACAGAATTGAACAAATTCAATGCCTCTGATCTTGAATCAGTTAAAAATGCAAACGATGCTTTCTTAGCAACACCTGGAGCAACACCTGAAAATCTTCGAGAGCGTGCTCTTGACCCTCGGCAGCCCCAGTCTGAAAAAGATCGTTTGATTAGGGCAGCTAATTCCATTGAGAAACTTGCTGAATCAAATCCTCAATACAAAACGACTCTAAGAAGGCAAAAAGGATCTATTGAAACCTTGAGGCCTACTGTCCCTAATGAACAGCTCAAACTAGACCCGCAAATCAGGGTTCAAATTGATGAAGCTGTAAAACGTCGAAAGGAAGAACTGGATATTCGTTTCCAAGCTTGGGTTACTGACGGTGTCGGTGAAAAAAATGCCGACACAATGAAGGAATGGTTTGATAAACAAACCGACCTTCTAAAAGACCCTATTGTCCTTAGCGACGACGGCAAAGTCGAAGAGCTGCGGGTTACTGAAGATGAGTTCAGTTATGGAGCAGAAGATGCCGTCAAATTCACACCACAACCTATAGGAAATACTCAACGTAATGGCGTATTCTTCACGGGGAAAGAATCTCGTTCTGCTGCTAGGCGTGGCGCTCTCGGTCGCCTGGATTCCACCACTGGCGTCTTTTTAAACCCGCCTGAAATCGTGGCGTTTGTAGAGAAATACGAAAAAACTGGTCTTATTGATCCTCTTGTTCGTGATCTTGCAATTCAGGCGGGTGTTACGCCGAAAGAATTTATGCAAAACCAAGCAGACCTTTGGGGTATGCCTGGTGAAATTCAACCTTATGACACCCAAATCAAAGTTTCACCAGTAACGCAGCGCGTTTCTAGAGACCAAGCCTTCAATTTTGCTCTAGATGAAGGCCTAGGTAGAGGTGGTGCAATTATGTTCGCCAACTCAATGATGGAAGAGTCAACCGGCAACCCTTTGGCAGAGCATGATCCAGACCCAAATGGAAAACCCACTGGTTTTGGATTGTTTGGTCATCGTCTGACCCGTAAAGACGCTCTCGAAGCCTTTGCTGCTGAAAAAGGTAAAAGTCCTAGTGACCCAACTGTGCAAATGCAGTATGCCATCTCTGAACTACGTGCATACAAAAACGATCCATATTATGGACACGTTTATGAAGCTGTGTTTGCTGAAAATCCAACAATGGGGCAGCTTGTCGAAGCCCAACGCGATTGGCTCCGCTTCCATAGCAGCCTACACGGTAAGCGTGAGAACTCACTTGTAAACGATCTACTTAAATACTAATTATGCCTTTTGAACTGCCTGCTGGATACGAAGAACAGGAACCTATTCCTCTTTCTAAACAGCTTGATACCTCTGAACAACTTGATATTGACATTGATACTTCGCGCGTAGACGACGACGAGGAAGACCAAGCTGAGCAGTTGGGTCCGTTCGCTCCTGTAGACATCGACAATCCTGTCGGGCAGTTCATGGAAGATGCGGCAGTCGCTTTTCAAGACATGTTTGATGAGCGCGATGCTGATGAAATCCGTGAAGAAAGAGCTGATAAACGCGCTGTTCAGCAAGAGAACGTCAAAACGTTTACCGAAAGATTCGATAGCAGCACTAACCCTGTCAGGGAATCAATGGTCGCTGCTGCTGGTGCGGTCGAAGACTTTGCTGAGGGTGTTGTCAACCTGCCTGGTGACGTTGCAAGCCTTATTCCTGGTGTGGATAAGGACTTCATGAACGTAGACTTTAACTTTGTTCGTGAAAACAACACCGAATGGGGTAAAGCTGTTCGCACCCTCGGTCGCTATGTGATCGCTGGACGCCAGGCGACACGTCTTCCTGGTTTCAATCGACTTACCGCTGGCCAACAGGGTGGGGCTTTGTTTGCTGGTAGGGCTGCTGAGGGCTTCATTGAAGACTTCATTGGCTCTGACGGTACTGCAGAAGACGGAACAATTATCGGGGATATAAATCTTTTCGGTTTAACTCCCTGGACCGAAGCTTTCCAAACCTCAGATGAGAACAATCCTGTGGCTAACCGAGCCCTAAACGGCCTTGAAGGCGCTTTAATTAACGCTACAGGTGGTTGGGTTATTGATTATATTCGTGATCTCAAGCTATGGAATAAATTCCGTAGCTCTCCAGCCGGTCGCAAATTCTTTCCTGGTGTAAAACAAGATCCAGCAGCAGGCCGAAAAGCTACTGAAGCACGCGGTCGATTGAACGACCTACTTGCTAAGACTTACGCCGATGATCAATACGGTAAAACTCTCAACTACACCCTCAAGGTTCAGCAAGACTTTGCCTTGCGAGCAATTACTGATGCTCGACAGCCTCTAAATGACTTTATTGAGAAGGCTTCAAAGGGAAACAAGGATGTTGCTGCCTATCTCAATGCCAGAACCCGAGCTTTGGCTGCCGGAAATGTTATTGATAAAATTCATAACACAGTTAAATATGGCGGCGAACCTGATGAGCAGGTGATTGATGGTCTGTCCTGGAAAGGTATTCAGACTCAGATGGATCAACTCGACCGAAACATCGCATCTGCAGAACAAATGTCTGCAGGTCTAGATGCTCGTGTTGCAGAACTCTCTGAAAACCTCACCCAACAATCTTCTCTTAGTGGGCGGCGAGCTGCAGATATTCAAGACATTCAAACTCGTTCTCTTAACGCTCCTCGTAAGGCAGATCTTGAGGCCAGCCAAACAATCCCGCTGAACCTGTCTGCCTATCAAGTCAAGTACCTCAAAGACAACAAACTTCTGCCTCGTGGTATCACCATCACGCCGGGACGACGTGTCAAAGGGCTTACCAGTAGCAACATTGATGATCTTATTTCTTCTATTGAAGGTGGCCCTG